AAAATGAAGATAAAATATAAAGATTTTTCTGAACTTGTAATTTATCTTGATGAAAAAATTGCTGAATCGCAAGAGGAAATATGGCAAAATACAAGAGATGAAATTGATAAGACAGTCGATACCCTGCATGCTCTGGCTGAGGTTGTGGGAAATTTTGATACAGAACTCGAAGACATGATAAATAATTTAGCTAATTTAGTTAGCGGGGTTGGAGATATAAAGATTAGTTTTGCAATGGGTGGTATTGCCGGAGCTTTAACCGGAATATTAGGTATTATAAATACTATTGTTAATATATTTGTTCAACATAAATCCGATGTGCCTAAACTTCAGGAAGAAATGAGCAAAATTACCCTTGAATTACAAAAACAGCAAAATATATTAAGTCAATCAATTGGAACAGCAAAGACCGAGGCAATACAAGATACGATTGATTTACTTGAAGAACAAATTGATAAATATAATGAAATGATTGCTGCCGAAGAAGCAGCCTACGGACAATTTTTATGGGATATGATGAAAAAGGCAATTATAGACGCTTTTAAACGAACTATAATCACAAAGTATGTCGAGAATTGGTATAAGCAATTTGCTGCATTATCTGTGGGCGGTTTAACAACTCAAGAAATAGAGGCTTTAGCATGGACATATCAAAATTTAGTTGAAAAGGCAGAGGCACAATGGGAAGCAATGCAAGCGATTTTAGAAGCGGCAGAGATAGATTTAGAAAATTTACAAGAGGATATTGAAACAATTGATATAACAGGACTAACAGGAGCAATTGCCGGTATAACAGAAGAGACGGCAGGTTTACTTGCTGGCCAATTTATGGCAATTAGAATCAATACCGTAGAGATTTTGTCTAACATGGAGAATATTATCATTATTAATAGTCAAATTGCTGACCATACAAGTTATAATCATTACTTAGAAGATATAAATAATAAATTAAGTGCGTGGCTCAATCAGGATATTTATTAGATGGTAACGATATGGCTTCTACTTATAATATATACGTTCAAAAAACAAAAGGTGCTTTAGATTTCCTAAAACGAAAAGGTAAAACTGCTTATAGCTGGCCTGATGAAGATGGAGAAGAATATTTTACCGATGCAGATGATATCTACTTTGAGCCACGAGATATAATTCTATATTGTTATATCAAGGCAACATCAAAAGCTAATTTTCTAAACCAATTAAACGCATTTAAAGCAGTCTTAAAAAGCCCGGGATTGCATACCCTAAAGTTACCGTTTTTAAGTAGTAATCTAAACGTATATTTTAAAGATGGTGGAGCTTTGAATATGCTTACTACTTGGAATGGTTCTATGATGGTGGGCAAATTTATACTAAAGTTACGAGAACCTTGCCCAACTTAAACCGTTGATAAATAAGGGGTTTTATGGTATAATATGTATATGAAAGTTAGGGGGGAAGAAAATGCCTAAGGGAATATATGAACGTAGTTTAGAAACAAGAATAAAGATAAGCGAAAGTGCTAAAAAAAGATTCAAAAATAAAAAAAATCATCCACGTTATGGAAAGCATTTAAGTAATGAAACAAAAGAAAAAATAAGATTGGCTCATTTAGGTAAACATCATACCAAAGAATCTAAAGAAAAGGATAGACTTGCTAATTTAGGAGAAAATAATGGCATGTATGGGAAACATCATACCAAAAAAGCATTAGAAAAAATGAGTAAAACTTTCTTTAAAAAAGGCAATTCTGGTTGGAATAAAGATATTCCAAGATCTAAAGAAGTGAGAATAAAAATAAGCAATAGTCTTAAAGGTGAAAATAATTTTAATTGGAAAGGTGGAATAACACCTCTCAATTTTCAGATTAGAGGTAGCTTTGAATATCGTCAATGGCGTTCAGATGTGTTCACGAGAGATAACTTTACTTGCCAAGATTGTGAACAAAGAGGTGTTTATTTACACGCCCACCATAAGAAAAGTTTCTCTTCTATTTTACAATATTATGAAATAACTACTTTGGAAGAAGCTTTAAATTGCGAAGAGTTATGGAATATAAATAATGGTATAACTTTATGCAAGGATTGCCATAAAAAAATACATAAAAATAAATTGATAAAACCATTCCAACCATCACTGGCTAAATAAGGAGATATTAATATTGAATTTTGATATTTATCGAGGAAACGAAATATGGATAACAATAAAAATTGAAGATACTACCCGTTTAACTCGTCAATTATTGGGTGCAGATATTATAAAATCTTCATTCACTTCTAACATCATTTTGGACATTGCCATAGGTGATTTTTGCATGTTTGATGGTGTTAAATATTATGTTAATAATCTCCCAAATATAAAAAAGAATTCCTCTAATTCTTTTGACTATGACATCGTTTTTGAATCAGAATATTATGAATTATTAAAGACCCAGTTTTTAGATTTAGATGGCAACTCTGATTTTAGCTTGGTAGGCAATTTGGAAACATTTATTGACCTCATTATAACTAATATGAATCGGATATCTTCAGGTTGGACAAAGGGGATTTGTGACCAAACTAACACCGATTATAAATTATTGACCTTTTCAAAAGCTAATTGTATGCAGGTTCTACAAAAATTATGTGATGAATTTGAAGGAGAATTTTATTTTGATTTTGATTTATATTTTGTGGAAGGTGCAGAGTTACCTTATTATCCCGCAGGTGGGGCGGTAATAGGATATAAACCCGCTGCCGAAGCTGAACATGAATACAGACCTGCTGAGACAATTATTTATTATACAAAAAAAGATATTTGCTTTACCGATAAGGCAGGCAGTGATTCTGGGTTAACTTTCAAATATCATCAGGGCTTACGGAATATCCAACGAACTACATTGAGTGAAAAAAACATTATTACAAGACTTTATGCTTTCGGTTCTGAAAAGAATCTTTCAAGCGATTATAGAGACCATTCCAGACCATCGGGAAGGCACGATAAGCTCTGTTGACACTGGGGATATAACAAAATTTACCGATAGCGGGATGGATTTTGACCTTAATGATTATTTGCTTCCTGGTGTAACTGCAAAGCTTCATTTCAACTCTGGTGATTTAGGTGGGTATGAATTTGAGGTTCATGCTTATAATAACGCTACAAAAGAATTTACCATTATAGCCTACAAAGATGAGATAGGTTACGAATTACCGAATGCAACCTTAAAGCCTGCTATAGGCGACAAATACGTATTATTAGATATAAAAATGCCACAATCTTATATCGATACTGCTGAAACATTATTACAGACGAAAGCACAGACTTACCTTGATGATAATTGCGAACCACGGGTAACCCTTGATGATAATTGCGAACCACGGGTAACCTATATACTTGAACCTGATTGGCGATATTTTAAGACCCATTCTTATGAACTTGAGGTAGGGGATTTTATCACTATAGAAGATACAGATTTAGGTATAAATGTAATGACCCGAATTGTAGAACTTACTAAATCAGTAGCTAATAAATACAAATATACTCTAAAGCTAACTGACCACTTAGAAGTGCAATTAATTCAACGAATGTATTCCGACCAAGAAGATCTAAAAGAAAAAATTGAAATCGGATATGGCGGGGATATTATAAGATCAAGGCGAAATTGGCGAACATCTGAAGAATTGCGGTCAATGATTTTTGACACTGATGATTATTTCGATACAGGAAATATCAGACCTGAATCAATCGAAACTTCTATGCTATCAGTTGGAGCAAAATCCACTCAATTTATTCTAAAAGAAGTTGAGATTGAAGGGAATTACGAATCTGATGTAAACAAATTCCATGCCAGTGCAGGGGAATTAATTCATCTCTCGATTGACCCCGATGCAGTTAGAACCTGGACATTATCAGAAAATACTCAGGATAGTTTAGTAGCTGAGACAGCCTATTATATATACGCAAAATGTGACAAAGAGCAAAACACTGGGCAGATTGTAGTCGACGAGACTCAAAGACAATTTGATGATGACCCAACTGATTATTATTTCCTTATCGGAGTATTGCATTCGGTAGTTGACGGAGTGCGAGGCGTATCGTTAACTTATGGGCAGACTATCATTAACGGGAAATTTATCCGAACAGGAAAAATTGAGTCTACTGATGGGAATACTTATTTTAACCTTGATAATAATGAGATTGTATTAAATAAAACTTCTTACGCAAGTGCAATAGCAGGAATCTGGCTTGGATATGATGTAGATAAATATAAACTTGATATCGGTGATGCCACTCATTATCTAAGATGGGATGGAGCTGCTCTTACTATAAAAGGTTTAATTGGGGATATTACCCTC